AGAAAATATGTTGGACGAGTATACGACAGATGAGTACAGTGTAAATGAAACGGATATACCCGAAAAACCTTTTAAATTTGACGAAGGGACATTTATGTGCCCGAATTGTGGTTATATTGTCTGCGATGACGACACTAGGTGTGATAATTGTATGCAAGTTTTGGACTGGGAGGAATGAAGCACTGGTTAGTAGGGATAGTACGTTGCAAAAAAAGATTAATGAGCGATTAAAAGCTGCTATGGCTGAAGTATTTGAGTAGTTATGAAAGCAAAGGGCGATATGAATAGAAAAGAAACAAAAAATTGCTTATTAAACGGGTATACCGTTGCGACTAAGAATGTAGCAAGTGAATACGCAGGGAATGGAGTATCAATACTGTGTCGTAATTACGACTATGAAAGGCGTAGAGCAAAAAAAGAATTAGGTTTCTTTTTTAATGGTTTGGAAAAAAGCTAGGAAAGGAGAAAAGGGAAATGGAACAGTGTTATGAATGCCCGGCTTGTGTAGATTGTGATGCGTTTGACTTGTTCGACTGGGTGGAATTAGAAAATTGCAAAGAGGGCAAACTTAAATATATTGCTAGGTACTATGGAATTGAGGACAGAAGTATATTGCTGATAGAAGAACTATCAGAATTGACAAAGGCAATCACAAAGTGGAATAGGGTGAAACAAGGTGGAAAATCGTTATCAGTGAAAATTGATGAAGCAACTGCCAGAGATAATATCGTAGAAGAAATGGCAGATGTGCTGATAATGATAAAACAGGTTCAAATGTTGCTAGGAATATTGGATATAGAAATTGAAATGGCAAGGAATAAGAAAATAGCAAGAACTATGGAATTAATAGGAGGACAAGGAAATGGACAAAGATGTTAGGGAATTTATAGGATTGATAGATTGCGAAGAACTTGTGAATTTTGCCGGCGTTGCAGAATTAAAAACAGACAATGGAATACAGGCAAGAACTCTTGTATCAACTAATGCAGGTTCTTTGTACACGGTAAGTGGCTATGTGGCTTTATGGACAAACATAATGTGTGAATTATGCAAGGAAAAAGTGCTAAATATTGAAAATGTAAAAGCGATTAATGATACAACAATAGAAATTATAAAAACTACATTGAATAAGGATATGAATAGCGAGCAGGTGAGCGATTTGGTGTATGATTCAATTTATGGAATGATGTCAAAAAATGATTAAGGTATGGACTATACATAACAAGGGAAATAAGCCCTATTGGATTGCTATGAAATTACAGGACGGTAGATATATTCTTCCGGCTTTTAGGGGGTTATGGTTAGATACCCTTGAAAGAATGAAAGCTGATAAATTTATTACTGAACTGCAATATACCGAAGCAAGGAAACAAAGCATTGTGGAAATTGAAAAAGCTGACAAGGAATTAAAACAAGGGTCTGAAATTATAGACGGTATTGTAGGGAAAATTGTAAAAGATTGTATACTAAGTAAAGAGGTGTAGAAATGAAAATGGATTGTAACATTACTGATAATTTTTTTAGGGAATTGGACAGAATGTGTGAAAGCTGTGCAAGGTGTGACCAATGTGAACTTAAAGAACTTAAGGGAAAATACCAAACATTAGAATGTAGCACACTTACTCTGGAACATTGGGAAGAAGTCGTAAATGTTGTACAAAAATGGAGTGACGAACATCAGCTGGAAACTAGGTTAGAACATTTTCTAAAAATGTTTCCAAACGCTCGAGTAGATAATGGACGACCTTCTGTATGTGTCAGGTATCTCAATGAAAACATTGAATGCAGCTTGCCTAAAATGCATTGTAAAGCTTGTTGGGATAAACCTTATACGGAAGGAGAATTTTAACTTGAACCTGTCGGAAATTCCGACACGATGAAATTTAAGCAATAAAAAAGCCCTCCGGCAAGCAAACCAAAGGGCAACCTAGATAAGTACAAAAATATTATAAGTGGGTTGCTTAGGTTTGTCAAGGAGGGCTTTTATGACATTAAAAGAATTAAATCAATTATATTATCTTAGCGTAGAAATAGCACATTTGAAAAAAGAAATAGAAAAAAGAGAAAATCAATCTGATATAAGGGCACAAGTTATAACAGGGATGCCATTTGGTGGAAAATTAAGTGACCCTACAGGAGAAAGAGGGACAGAGTTGTCAGACAATAAAATGTTATTAAATTTGGCGTTAATTAAAGCGGAGATAGAGAAAAATAAAATAGAGCGATATATTTCTCAAATTGATAATTCAGAAATGCGTACAATAATTAGATTGAGATGTATAGAATTTAGAACGTGGGAGCAAATAGGAGCAGAACTGCATATGCACAGAACTACAGCAAAGCGAAAAATTTCTAATTATATTAAAAATGCACACAATGCACATTGAGTATGTGTTATTATGTTAGGGTAGAAAAGGTTAAAAACTTTTGATACATTCTCCTTTCTGTGATTAAATACAGATATTAAAAAAAAGCACTTTAACTAGGTTGCTACGGCTACTATTGGTTACTGTGCTTTTTTGTTTATAAAAAAATGCTAGGAGGTGGCATTAATGAACTTATGTGATGAAAGGCAGGTGTTTTGATGAATCATGGCAAATTAGCAATTGAAGTTGTTGCAACATTGATAAGTGAAAAAACAAGCATCAATCAAAAAATAGCTGCAACAATACTGATGAAAATTCTTTTTACGGATGAAGAAAGAAAAATGATTCTTGAAGACCCTGACTTATATCCTTTTAGCAGGAGTGATTCAAGGGTCAGAACATGGACGAAACAAATCGTTTCAAAAGGTAAATGTGAAAAATGCGGTGCAACTGAAAACCTTGAAGCACATCATATCATTAAATGGGCAGATTATCCAAAAGGAAGAGTTGATTTAGAAAATGGAATGTGTCTTTGTCGTAAATGTCATACAGAAGAACACAAGAATGACCAGTCATATTTTATGATGAAGTCAAAAGAAAGTAGGTGTTCAGCGTGACGCCAAGACAAGAAAAGTTTTGCCTTGAATATGCTGCATCAGGTAACGCGTACCATTCAGCACTTAATGCAGGATATAGTGAAAACTATGCAAAAGGCAATGTCAGCAAATTGTTGGAAAATGAGAGTGTAAAAAAACGATTGCAGGAACTGAAAGAAAAAGCGGAATCTGAAAAGATTGCTGATATTAAAGAAATGCAAGAAAAACTGACTGCAATCATTAGACAAGATACAACAGAAGATGTGATTGTGGTTGAAGGTACAGGCGATGGTTGTTCTGTAGCGAGAATTATGCAAAAGAAACCTTCTTTCAAAGAAGTTGTCAGTGCAATCAATACGCTCGGAAAGATGCAGGGGGCATTCGCTGATAATATCAATTTATCACTTGAACCAGTTATGATTGTGAATGACCTGAAAGAATAATAGGTGATGTCATGAATGTATCATTGCAGGAAGCAGTTGGCAAGGGTTACAAAGACTTTTGGAATTTCACGGGAAGATACAGAGTATGCAAAGGCTCACGAGCTAGTAAGAAATCTAAGACAACAGCCTTAAACTTTATATACCGCATTATGAAATACCCTCAAGCAAACTTGCTTGTTGTAAGAAAAGTGTTTGGCACTTTGAAAGACAGTTGTTATACAGATTTAAAGTGGGCTATCCACCGTTTTGGTGTAGATAGCCTTTTTGAGTGTAAGTTAAGCCCTTTAGAAATTACTTATAAGCCGACAGGGCAAAAAATACTGTTTAGAGGGTTAGACGACCCTTTAAAGATTACATCAATAACAGTACAAAACGGCTCTCTTTGTTGGCTTTGGATAGAAGAAGCCTACGAAATTACAAATGAAGACGATTTTAATATGCTTGACGAAAGTATACGAGGTAGTGTGGATAAAAGTATTTTTAAGCAAATTACTATTACCCTAAATCCGTGGAACGAAAGACATTGGATAAAGGCTAGGTTCTTTGATGTTATAGATAGCAACATAATGGCAAAGTCTACAAATTATATGTGTAACGAATGGCTTGACGAAAGTGATTTAAAGGTATTTGAAGATATGAAAAAGAATAACCCTCGCCGTTATCAAGTTGCCGGTTTAGGGAATTGGGGTATTGCAGATGGTTTGGTCTATGAGAATTGGCAGGAAAGGTTGTTTACTGTTGAGGAAGTTACGAAAATGCCAGGGATTGAAAGTACATTTGGTTTGGATTTTGGTTATACCAACGACCCAACAGCCTTATTCTGTGGGCTTATAGATGTTAAAGGTAAAGTTTTGTATGTGTTTGATGAGATATACGAAAGAGGGCTTAGTAATGAAAAAATAGCCGAAAAGATAAGAGAAAAGGGCTATAGTAAAGAAATTATTACGGCTGATTCTTCCGAACCAAAATCTATAGACAGGCTTAGGGAATTAAGTATAAGGCGTATTAAGCCGGCAAGAAAAGGTAAAGACAGTGTAAATAATGGCATTGACTTTTTGCAAGGCTTTGAAATATTGATACATCCTAAATGCCAAAATTTCATAAAAGAGATTGGGTCGTACTGTTGGGATAAAAACAAAGAAGGTAAGAGTATAAATGTTCCTGTCGACACAAATAACCACTTAATGGACGCTATGCGATATGCTGTAGAGGGTTACACAAGAGGTAGGACATTTAGTTTTGAATAGAGGTGATAAAGATTGTTTGATTTTCAGTTTCCGGGGTGGTTGACCCCGTACATGAATGACATTATCCGTAAAGGAGCAGAAAGCAGATTAACGGATATGGACTATGTGTCTAGGGAGATAACTCGTTTTTTATCCAGTCCACGCCGAGCCGACATGCTAACAGGCAACAGATACTATACAGGGGTACACGATATATTGCATTACAAGAAAATGGTTATTGGTGAAGGAGGAGAACCTACTCCAGTTACTAATCTTCCAAATGACAGACTTGTAAATAACCAGTATGGCAAATTGGTCGACCAAAAAGTTAATTACTTGTTGGGTAAGGAAATATTGTTTAACACAAAAGACAAAACCTATTCAGAAATACTCAACAACAAAATTTTTGACGCTAAGTTTGATAAACTTATACAGGAAATCGGCGAAGATAGCCTGAATTGTGGTATTGGTTGGATATACATAGGATATAACGAAATGGGCGAGTTAAGCATGCAGAGAATAAAGCCTTGGCAATTAATTCCTTGCTGGGATGATGAAGCTCACACTATTTTAGATTACGCTATTCGAATATATCCTGTTTCTTATTATGAGGGCAAGACCGAAAAAGAGGTTTTAAAAATTGAAATATATGAAGAAAATGGCATTACCAAGCTAGTAAAAGCCGATGGGCAGATATTACCGGACGGTATAAATTGGAGAGTGCCTTATTTTTATAACAATGAACAGCCTCTTGGTTGGGACAAAATACCTCTTATTCCTTTTAGGGCAAACAGGAACGAGTTGCCATTACTGAAAAAGGTTAAGAGCCTGCAAGATGCTTTAAACCTTATGTATAGTAATTACACTAACAATATGCAAGAAGACCCTAGAAATACCATTTTGGTATTAAAAAACTATGACGGTGAAGATTTGGGAGAGTTTAGACAGAATTTGTCTACTTACGGTGCTGTTAAGGTACGAACTGCTGATGGCTCACAGGGTGGCGTAGATACATTGTCTATACAGGTAAATGCTGAAAATTACAAGGTAATTATTGATTTGCTTAAAAAGGCAATAATAGAGAACGCTATGGGGTATGATGCTAAAGACGATAGGTTGAGTGGTAACGCAAACCAAATGAATATACAGAGTATGTATTCTGACATTGACCTTGACGCTAATAAAATGGAAACAGAATACAAGGCATCTTTACAGAGGTTATTGTGGTTTGTTAACGCTTATTTATCCCAGACAGGTCAGGGGGATTTTGATGAAGATGTTGAGATTGTGTTTAACCGTGATGTGCTTATAAATGAGGGCGAGGCAATAGATAACTGCGTTAAGTCTTTAAATGTATTGAGCAAAGAAACAGTTGTTAAAAACCACCCTTGGATTAATGATGTAAATGCTGAAATGGAGCTTATCAATAAGCAAAATGAAGATGAATACAGTATAAGCCTTGAAGGCATAAAGGCTGGTGGGGACACAGATGGCAACAAATAATAATTACTGGAAAGAAAGAGCCCTTGAAGTTGAAAATAACTCTAGGTCTACCGCCGAAATAGGAAGAAAAGAAATTGAAAAGATTTTTGCTGTTACTTATTCTAGGCTAAAAAAAGAAATAAATTACTGGTGGCATAGATTTGCGGTAAATAACAGCCTTACGCTTAGCGAAGCAAAAAAGTTAATGAAATCAAAAGAATTAGAAGAGCTTGACTGGGATGTCGAGGAATATATTAAAAAAGGCATTGAAGCGGCTATAGTAACATTGCCTGAAGTAGATAAACAGCTTGAAAATGCTAGTGCTAAGGTTCATATTAATAGGTTAACAGCTTTAAAATTACAAGTTCTTGTTATTGCAAATGAGATGTTTAGCGATGTTAATAAGACCGTAAAAGATTGTATGCGAAAAGTGTATGAAGATGCTTATTACACAACAGCCTATAATATCCAGAATGGTATTGGTGTTTATTCTGATTTTAACAGAATAAATGATAGGGTTCTTGAACAAGTTCTACAAAGGCCTTGGGCAGAAGATGGCAGCAACTTTTCTGAGAGAATATGGGGAAAACAACGCCCTAAGTTAGTAAATAAAATCCATAAAGACCTTGTAGATTGCGTTAGTAGGGGCAGAAATCCAAACGAATATACAGAAGAACTTGCTAAGGAATTTAAGGTAGGTCTTAATCAGGCAAATAATCTTATAGTAACCGAATACAATTATTTTAACGAAAGAGCTACACAAGATTGCATGAAAGAGTTAGATGTAGAAGAATATGAAATATTAGGAACTCTTGACGGTGCTACTTGTGCTACCTGTGGGGGCTTGGACGGTAAGCATTATCTCCTTAAAGATGCAGTAATCGGCATTAACTCTCCACCGTTTCACCCTCGTTGCAGGTGTACAACAATTCCTTATTTCAACGATGAATTTACTCAAGGCGAGGAGAGAGCTTACAAGGGCGAGGATGGGAAAACTCACTACACTAAAGCGAAAACCTATGATGAGTGGAAAAAAGAATTTGTAAATAATAACAAGTTTACAAGTGCAAATAATGATGATATAATAAAATCAGGTGGTATAAGCGGAGCTTTAAATCCTAGCAGTGAAAGGGCTCAAGAACACGCTGAAAAATATTATCAAGCAGTAAGAAAAATGAAAACTGATTGTAAACGTATTGCTAGAAATACGGGCTATTCAGAAGATGAAATTAAACAAATAAAGAAATTTATATTTATTGATAAACATGAACTAGGAGATGGTAAATTTGAACAATTTGCCCCTAGTTACGAAATGGCAGAATCTTGGCAAAGATTAATTGATGGTAAAAATATTCAAAGTCATGATTTAACACTCCTTAAACATGAGATTATGGAAAAGGGGCTAATGAAAAATGGATATAGTCAAGACGAGGCACATACAATAACATCACAAAAGTATAATTATGCAAAGGAGGCATACGAATATTATGATAAAATTAAAGCGAATAGAGAAAAATGATAATGTAATTACTTGTTATGCCTATTTTGAAGATTGTACTAAGCCAGTTAAACTTAGTTTATGTGTTGATAGTGGAAAATTCCAAAATTATAAATTGCCTACAGGTTATGAGTGGTGTGAATCTCATATTCAGCAGGCGAAAAAAAGTTTATTAAAAATGGTTGAAGATAACAATATAGAAAGAGAAAAAATTATAATGTGGTATTAAAGGCACTCTTGAAGTTAATTCAGAGGTGCTTTTTTAATGTAAAGGAGAGAAAAATTATGCAGACATTTTTAATTTATTTATACATTCTTAAAGAAGTTAGTGCTATGATTTTATTTTTAGTAGCTGCTTGTTCGATTGCATGTTCAGGCTACAGAGTATATAAAAATCTTAAAGAGGACAAAAATAAAGACAAATAAAAGTTACAGGCAAGTTAGTAAACACGGTAAATAAGCAGACTAGGACAGTTTAAAGCTGTCCTTTTTTGTTGCTAAGAAAGTTAAATGTAAGGAGGAAAAGAAATGAAAAAGATTTTAACATTGGAAGAAACTGCAAAAATGATGTTGAGTGAAGATTATAAGGAAAGATTTAAGGCTGAATATTATCAGTTGGTTAATAGGTACGAAGGGCTCAAGTTGATGTTGAAAAGATGGGATGCTGGTACTTTAGATTTCAAGCCGGCTTCTTCAAGAGCTATTTATAGTATTCAGATCGAAGCTATGGAAAGATATATTGTTGCACTTGAATTAAGAGCCAGTACTGAAAAAATAGATTTGTCGAAGTAATGAAGTAATAGCCAGTTAATCGCATACTGAAAGGATGTGATTCCGTTGGGTTAGATATAATAAAACAAACAAAATATAAAGTAACTATAAATAATTTAGTCAGCAAAGGGAATGGGTGTCACAGCTTATTCCTTTTTTCATTGTCCTAAGCAGGACATAAAAAGGCTTAAATAATATTATATAGGAGGTAAAAAATGAAAAAGTTCTTAGAAGAATTAAAGGTTGATGAAGAACTTGCCAACAAGATTTTGGCAAAACATAACGAAGAAATTACAACCGTAAATGATGAGCTAGCAAATGTAAAGACTGAGCTGACAAACGCAAATAAGGTTGTAAAAAACAGGGACAAACAGCTTGAAGACTTAAAAAAGACAGCTGGAGATAGCGAAGAGTTAAAGAAACAGATTAAAGATTTACAGGCAGAGAACAAAGCAGCGGCTAAGGCTCATACGACTGAACTTAACAATTTAAAAATTAATAGCGCTATTGAAAACAGCCTTTTAGCTTACAATGCGAAAACCCCAAAAGCTGTTAAGTCCTTACTTAATATGGAAAATATTAAGATTGGCGAAGACGGAAAAGTGACAGGCATTGACGAACAGTTAAAGGCGTTAATTGAAGCAGAAGACACAAAGTATTTGTTCAACGACAATAAGCCACACTTAAAAGGTACTTTGCCAGGCTTTGGAGGTAATGAAAAAGAACCTGACTTGGCAAATATGACTTATAGTCAAGAATGCGCTTTCATAGAGGCACACCCAGGTGTAAAAATTTAAAGGAGGAATAACAAATGGCAAAATTTGAAACAAAATCGTTTAATCCGCAGGCTTTCGGTAGATACATAAATAAGATTCCACAGTTAAAGAAGAATGAACTTATTAAAAGTGGAGCTTTAAGAGGCAACGCAGAAATTAAAAATGCTTTTAGCAATCAGACAGGTACAGCCTATGCAATATTACCTATGTACGGTTTACTTGATGGCGATGCGCTTAACTATGACGGTACAGGAGATATTACAGCGACAACTACAACAACATATGAAAGAGGTGTTGTTGTTGTAGGTAGAGCAAAGGCGTGGGTAGAAGGCGACTTCGCTGTTGATATTACAGGTGGTGTTGACTTTATGGACAATGTGGCACAGCAAGTATCTGAATATTTTGACGGTGTCGACCAGGGAACATTGCTTGCAATTCTCGAAGGTATCTTTAACATGACAGGGGTAACCAATAAGGTGTTTATTGATAACCACACTTACGACATTACATCTGTTGACGATGGTATGGCAGGTCCTTCAACACTCAATAGTGCTATCCAGAAAGCTGGTGGTGACAACAAGAGTAAATTTACAATGGTTATCATGCACTCAGCTGTAGCCACAAACCTTGAAAATCTCAACCTTCTTGCTTACTTAAAGCAGACTGACAAAGATGGTATTCAGAGAGAGCTTGGTTTAGCTACATGGAACGGAAGAACGGTTATTATTGATGACGATATGCCTGCAGTTGATGTCCCTGAATCTGGACACGATACTGGTGACGGCTATACTAAGTATACAACATACATTTTAGGGGAGGGGGCTTTTGATTACGAGAACATCGGTGCTAAGGTACCTTATGAAATGAATAGAGACCCTAAAACACACGGTGGTCAGGAAACCCTCTATACTAGACAGAGAAAGTGCTACGCTCCTTACGGTATCAGTTATACTAAGAAAAAGCAGACAACACTTTCCCCAACAGATGACGAGCTTAAAAATGGTCAGAACTGGGAGCTTGTTAATGACGGTAATGGTAAGGTAATTAACCACAAGGCTATTCCTATTGCTAGAATTATTTCAAAGGGCTGATTTTATGATTACAAGCAAACAGGTAGCAAACAAGCTGAAATTGTTAGGCTACGACATCCCTGACGGGGAAAGCGAGATTTTAGAAATCTTAATCGACGAGGTTAGGGATTATATTTTAAATTATTGCAATATTAAAGAAGTTCCTACCGAGCTTAATTCTTGTTGGGCAACTCTTGTGTGCCAAAAATATTTGCAAAATAAACTTGCTTTAGGGGATATGGAAGTAGTGGAGAATGGAAATATTTCCTCCGTATCCGAAGGCGAGACAAGCATAAGTTATGACAATAGCAATAGTAGTGTTGCTAGAATGCAGAGGCTGATTGACAAGCTAGGGAAAGTAGAAAATCAGCTTGTTTCATATAGAAAGGTGAAGTGGTAGCATGGGAAATCCTTTTGATGTTATGAGGAAACAGCTTGAGAAGATGTATTTTGGTAAATGTGATGTTTACGAATATGTAAAAATCAAAAATGAACAAACTAAAATAACTTCGCATAAAGAAAAGCTTGTTTACAGTAATATCCCTTGTAGGTTATCGTATGGTAAAAGCCCTGCAAATACTATAAATGATGGAGCAGAACTAGCCCAAACCATAAAGCTTTTTATGGCTTCGGATATAGTTATAAACGCAGGGTCTAAGATTGTTGTTACTCAAAACAATAGAACAGAAGCTTACAGTAATTCCGGAAAAAGCAAAGTCTATAATTCGCATCAAGAAATAGAGCTTGAAATATTTAAGGAGTGGTCATAATGCCGGTAGATATATCTCAGCTTAAAGAGTTTTCTAAAAAAATAGACAATTTGCCTAAAGTCGTAAACTCAGGCAAAATTGCTGACGACACCCTAAAGGAACTTGGAGCTAGGATGCTACGAATGGTAAAAGAAAGAACTCCTGTAGGGAAAAGTCAAACCACGACCGTTCTAAGGTGGAGGCGAGGCAAAGATGGTAGTGTTAGTGTTATGAAAAATAAAGATGGCACAGCCAAAACAAAGGAAGTAACAACATATACAGGGGGAACTTTAAGAAGAAACTGGAAAATAAGCAAGATTATTAAAGATGGGGATAATCACTACTTAATAATATATAACAACATATATTATGCTTCTTATGTTGAGTTTGGGCATAGACAACAACCTGGGAGGTTTGTTCCTGTTCTTGGAAAAAGGTTAAAAGTTGGATATGTTAAAGGACATTACATGATGACAAATTCAGCAAGAGAAATTGAAAAAGTTGCAACAAGGTTGGCAGAAAAAAATATGAAGCGTAGATTTGATGAGGTTTTCAAATGATAGATGTAATAAGTGAAATTATTAAAGGAATTGCGATTAAGTTAGATTCTCTCTTTGAAAATGTAGAAATATATACAGAAAATGTTCCACAAGGTCTTAATACACCTTGTTTTTTTATTTCTTGTATAAATCACAATACTGACTTACTACTAAATGAAACTAAAATAAAAGAAACGACTTTCGATATTACATATATGGCAACTGAAAACACATCAACTCCCAACGCCGAATTAGATAAGGTATTGGGAGTAATCTCTGATGGTTTATTAAGCATAACTGCTTTAGATAAGACTTTTAAAGCTAGAAATGTAGAGATACAAAAGTTTGATAAAGAATTGCATTTTATTGTTAGTTATAATTTTATTAGGTTGGCCGACAAGGAAAAGCCATATATGGAAAATTTAAAGAAAGAGGTGAAGGCAAATGGCTGAAACAGAAAATAAATCGACAGTAAAAGAAGATACTTTTACTAAAGAACAGTTGTTAAGCAGCAGAAAGTACAAAAATTGTACAGATGTATTAAGTTTTTTATTGGACGATAAAACCCAATATACTTTCAGTGAAGTGGATGAACTCATTAAAAAATTTTATAAAGGGGGTAAATCATAATGGCTTTAGGCGGAGGAAATTTTACAACACAGAACAAAGTATTGCCAGGAAGCTACATTAATTTTGTTAGCACATCGAACAATGCTAATGTTTTTGGAGAAAGAGGCATAGGTGCTATGTGTTTTGCTAATGATTGGTTGGCACAAGGTGTTGTTACGGAGATTACAGCAGAAGACTTTTTAACAAACTCTACTAAAATATTAGGTCACGACTACGGTGATGACAGTATGTTAGTTTTAAGAGAGTTTTTTAAGAACGGTAGCAAATTATATGCTTACAACCTTAACGGCGGTGGTGTAAAGGCTAACAATGCTTACTGTACAGCCAAAAATGCAGGTACTAGAGGTAACGATTTAAAGACTGTTATTGCAAAAAATGTAGATAATACAAACTTGTACGATGTAAGTACATATTTAGGCACAATGCTTGTGGATAAGCAGACAGTAGCAACATCTAAGGACCTTGTAAGCAATGATTTTGTTACATTTCAGCCTAGTGCAAGTCTTGCCGTAACAGCCGGTACAAACCTTACAGGAGGTACAAACGGTACTTTTAACGAAACACAGGTAGCACAGAACTTTATTAACGCATTAGAACCTTACAGCTTTAATGGCTTATGTGTTGTAACAGACAATAGTTCTGTAAACAGCCTTTTAGCGGCGTACACAAAGAGAATGCGTGATAGTGTAGGCAAGAAGTTTCAGGCTGTTGTGTTTGATACTGACAACAATTATGACTACGAGGGTGTTATCGTAGTGCCTAACCAGTCTGACGAGGATGACGGCGTTGTTGTAGCTTGGGTGTTAGGTGCAGTCGCAGGCTGTGAGATTAATAAAAGTTTAACCAATACTGTATATAACGGGGAATTGGATATTGATGTTAATTATACACAGTTAAACCTTGAAGACTTTATAAAAAATGGCTTTTTTGTTTTTCATAAAGTTGGAAGTGAGGTAAGGGTTCTTGAAGACATTAACAGCCTTAAATCTACAACTATTGAAAAAAGTAATATATTTAAGAATAACCAGACTGTCAGGGTTTGCGACCAGATTGCCACAGATATTGCAGAAATCTTTAATACCTATTACTTAGGTAAAGTCCAAAACGATGATATGGGAAGAACTGCATTTAGAGGAGATATAATAAATCACCATAATGTTTTGGTTGGCAAAAGAGCCATAGAAGCATTTAATAGTGAAGATATACAGATTACGCAAGGCAATGAAAAAGGTTCTGTCGTTGTTAATGAAACTATTACAATAATTAACACAATGGACAAGCTTTACATGACAGTAAAGGTTAATTAGGAGGCGAAAAAATTATGGGTAAAGTATTATCCCTAAAAGCAATAGATACCATTAACGGTGCTATGGGTAGGTGTTATGCCAAAATTAATGGTTCACTTGAAGAAATGATTTACGCGACAAAGGTAAACGCAGATGTTGAAAAAAACATGAAGGAAATTCCTGTTTTAGGATATAACGGACAAAAAAACAAAAGTACCGGCTGGAAAGGAACAGGAACTATAACTGCTTATTACATTACCAGTCTGTTCAGAAAACTTATGCTTGAGTATATGAATACGGGCAAGGATTTTTATATGGACCTTTACATTGAAAATGAAGACCCTAGTTCTGGTACAGGAAAACAGAAGATTTGGCTAAAGAATGTAACAATAACAAAAGTTACTTTGGCAATGCTTGATGTTACAAATACAGAATTAAACGAAGAAATGCCTTTTGTATTCGATGGTGCAGAATTAATAGAAGGTTTTGATACAGTATATGGTGAATAATCGGAGGTAAAAAAATATGAATTTTCAGGAATTTTTAAATAGAAGTGAAAGCACAAGAAATGTAACTAAAAAAGTAATAGTTGGCGACAGATTTAAGGACGAAAATGGCAAAGATTACGCGTTTACAATAAAAGCTATCAGTATTAATAAGATGGAAGAATTTCGCAGACAGGCGACAATAACTAATTCTAAAGGTTTATTTGAATTTAGCGCTGGTAAATTTAATTCTAAACTTGCTATCGAATGTTGCAAATACCCTAACTTTAAAGACGCTAAGAGTATAGAAGAAAGAGGTTTACATACTCCGGAAGAATATTTAAGAGATGTACTTCTTCCAGGAGAAATTGAAGCATTAGGTATGGCTATACAGAATGCTTGCGGTTACAATGTGTCAGTAAACGAACTTATTGAAACATCAAAAAACTAATAACGGGAGGTGACAAAGACGCAAATCTTTGTTATTATGCCTTGCACAAATGGCATAAACTCCCGAACGAAATAATGTCCCTCTCCCTCGAAGAGAGGGCTTTTTTGTGGGCAGCTATGATTGTACTAGCGGAAAAGAAAAGGAAGTGATATTGTGAGTGAAGTTAGAACTAAAATAACAGTAACGGACGGTGTCACTTCTACCGTCAGACGAATACAGAACTCAGTATCTGGTTTGATAACTAAAGTTGTACAGCTCGATAAGGAGTTTGATAAGGCTTTTAACCTTGGAAGATTTGGGAACACAAATCAAACTTTACAATCAACTAACAGTAACATGCAAGCTATCACTGATAGCACAAAAGCTTTCGAAGAACAGTTAAACAGAATAAGGGAAGATATTCAAGGAATAAGGGACATACAAGGAACATTAGCTCAATCCCAAAATAGTTTTAATGCTTCTTTAGGCTCTAGTGCAAGTGGAGCTAACGCACTACTAAGTACGATGAAAAAGATTGTAACTGTTGCCGCAACGGGTTACGGAGCAAAAAATCTAATAGATAAGTCCGACACATGGACAAATATGCAGGCTAGACTTAGACTTAATACTGATACAGACGGAGAAAGAGATGTACTTCAGTTACAAGCATATCAGGCAGCCCTTAGAAGCCGTGGTGATTATAAAACTACAGCAGATTCAATAGCTAAATTAGGTCTACTTGCGGGAGATGCTTTTAATAGCAATACAGAAACCGTTTTATTTGCCGAACTCATGAACAAAAGTTTCAAACTTAGTGGTGCAAGTACAGAAGAAAAAAATGCAGGTATGTATCAGCTTACACAGGCTATGGCTTCTGGTAAATTACAGGGCGATGAATTTAGGAGTATTATGGAAAATGCTCCAATGTTAGCACAAGCAATAGCAGACTACACAGGAAAGACAAAGGGTGACTTGAAAGAAATGTCAGCCGATGGTGCTATTACAGCTGACATTATAAAAGGAGCTTTATTTAATGCTGCTGATGATATAAATAGTAAATTTGAAACAATGCCAATGACATTTGCGGATTCGTGGACTAATGTTGTTACACAAGCTCAACAATCATTTTCAGGGCTATACGAGCAAATGAATAATATGCTCAACTCTGATGTGGGACAAGGTGTGTTTAGTGGGATAATTGATGCAATTAAGACGGCCGAACAGTATGGGCAGTTATTCCTAAGTACATTAAATGCTGGATTTATTGTTGCTGGTCCGGGAATTGATGCTGCAGCGAATAGTGCGGCAAACTTTACTAAACAAATGTTCGGAGCAACAGGTGTTGTAGGAAGTTTTGTGAAAAACATTTCAAGGCTTGTAAGTTCTCAAGGTTTCGCAGATAGCTTAAATATAGTTGGTGGTACTATTATTACTATAGGTAACGCAATTAATTTTGTAATGACTGTTGCAACACCTCTTTTACCATTAATTACTGGTATATATGTAGCGTTTAAGACATACAATACAATTTACCCTGTATTAAATACAGTTTCCACCGGTATAGTTGGGGTTGTGACTTCTACAATATCATTAAAAAACGCATTGACGGGAGCAACAACGGCTCAAAACGGATTAAATGCAGCTATGAACGCAAACCCGTATTTGCTTGTAGCTAGTGCCATAGCAAAAGTCATCGCTATGTTACTTTCACTTATAGCCACCATAAAAGCTGTTAATGCAGCTGCTGGGTTAGCGGCTGATAGTCAAACACAAGCATCTTTAGAAGCTATACAGTATAAAGATAAGCATGGGGTTAGTTTAGCGACAGCCCAGCAGATAGTTAGTACCAAAAAGACATATAATGACCAAATAGATGGGTTAAATGATGATATTAAGGACCTAAAAGAAAAAAGAAATAAGCTCCAAACAAGGTATGGTACATTATTTGGAGATTCTGGAAACTTATCTGTGACTGCAATGACAGCTCAAGACAATTATGTAAATAAACAATTAAGCGTTATCGACAAACAAATATCTGAAAAAAATAAACAAATAAATACTTTAAGAAATGCTAGATATGAAGAAACTTTAAACGCTGAAAATGCTGACAAGGCTAACCAAAAAGCTATGGCGGAGTTAAACAAGATAAGTACAAATCCTAGCGATTACATATCTAACAGTGGAATGAATATCGGTGGAGACGGAAAAGATAAAAAGGCAGATGTAGGAACTGTTGACGAAGTAAATAAGATTAATGATACTGTAGATATAGCTAGTGAGGACCTTAAATATATGAGAGAGCTTGCCGAGCAAGAGATTATTAATCAATTTACATCAAAGTTGATACAGCCCAATATAAATGTTACCTTTGGAGAAGTAACTCAAACTGCTGATGTAGATGCTGTAGTTAAACAAATTACAACAGGACTTGTTGACAGTTTAAACAATAGCTCTGATTTAGTACATATATAATATTGACATATTTTATATGCTTTGATATTATAAAACATATAATATATATCTATTTATATATGAAGGAGGGCGTCTATGGAAAAAAATAAAACCGGAGAAAATTTAATTATATTTGGTTCTGTTGTTGCTGTATTATTACTTATTATTTTTATTGTTGTTTCATTTTTTAATGGCTACGGACCACAGAATTTTACAACAACTACTACAACTGAAGCGACAACAACTGAAACTACTACAGAAACAACTACTATGGCTTTTTTAAGCGCTGGGGATAGTGGGATTGTAAGTAAATCACAGGTTGTTCTTAATCGCATTGAATGTGCCAAAGAATTACACGATGATAGTGGCTATTACAAAATAACAGCTGATGATAATTGCAAGTACATCCTTGTATACATAACAATAAAGAATATAGGCAAAGAAGCAACTTCTTTTAGGTGGATAAATAATGATTTCTATTGCCAGTTAAATACTTCTGATGGACTTGAGTATTCTCCTTCTTCATTTTTTCCTTATGTAGGTGACAGTTTAGAAAATATGAGCTTAAATCCGCTAGAAGAAAGGAAAGGTTTTGTTGGTTTCTCTGTTCCCGATGAAGTAATTAATTCAGGTAGGGAGCTATACTTTGTGTGTGATGGATATCCTGATGAGGTTAGATTTAAAATAAGATAATAGCTATAAAAGAGCAGTTTTAAAACTGCTCTTTTATTATGCAAAAAAAGGGGGTGATTAACAATGTACAGATTTATCTTCCAAAGAGATGTTGGTGAAAATACAGAAGAAATTGAGTTTCCTCTTGCTCCAAAACAGTTTAAAACGGTAGTAGGAAACAAAAACAAGACTTATGAATTAGTGTCTGTTGGAGAAGTAAATGTTCCTAAAGATATTGGACTTAGAACATTTACTTTTGAAGTACTGTTGCCTAAAAACGATGTTTTAGTAACTGGAACAAAATATTATGTCGAAGACGATGCAATTAAAAATTGGACTAAAATGCAGTTTAAAGAACCTATATGGTATTTAAACAGATTAAGAGAATTAAAGGCCAATAAAACTCCTTTTTTCTTAATAATCATAAGGCAAATGAGAGATGGATACAACAATGACGGGAGCATAAAGATAAAGCAACTCTTTGGTGGAAATTTAAAAGTTACTCTTGAAAGCTATACTGTAGAAGAAAATGCTGGCGAAGAAGGAGATTTTTGGGTAAACATAACACTTAAAGAATATAGAGAAGTCGGTGTACTAAAAAAGCTTGAAAATACTGGGAAAGTAAACGATGACGGTAAAACAGAAATTGTTGAAAACATAGATAGGAAAGATACAATGACCTTAGTTGATACATATACAGTCCAAAAGGGAGATACTCTCTGGGGAATTGCAAAAAAACAATTAAACGATGGAAGTATGTATTCTTATCTAGCCAAAATCAATAAGATTGAGGACCCAAACTCTATAAAGGTAGGACAGGTATTAAAGCTTAAAGAACCAGAAATGCACGAACCAACAATAAACGAAGGTAGCTTTACAGCAACTAGTAACGGGAGTGTTACATTTAATGAAGAAAACAGCGACCACACTTATACAGTAAGCTCTACATATCCAATTAATTAATTAAGGAGTGATAAAATGAGCACACAGGTTGAAAAATTAATTAACTGGGCAAACGCTTATGTAAACAAAGAAAAATTCCCTCACGCCAATTCTAAAAGCGATATGTGGAAAGCAAAAGACAGTTGTCAAGGTTTTGTTGCATCTGCATATTACGCAGCAGGAATAAACAAAGTATACACCAGTTACAATACGGCAGCACAAGCAAGAAAGGCATGGGGCAGTAACAGTTTAACTTGGAAAAATGGTAAGATAGATTATAGCAAAATCCCAACAGGAGCTTGTATATATTCTCAGGCCGGTAAAGACACAAGAGGGCATGTTTCTTTGTATATTGGAAACGGCTATATTATAGAAGCCGGAACAGACACAATCCAAAAAGTGTTGCTTAATGATACTTTAAGTGGGCGAACATATTATAGTTGGGGATATAATGGAAACACTAAGCCGGGAGGCTCTGTTACTGGAGGTCTTACAAGTATAAAACAATACTTAGGCGAATTTACTTTAACAGCATATTGTTCTTGTAAGATTTGTTGTGGAAATTATAGCCCAGAAGTGACCGGAAAGAAAAGCACGACAGCAAGCGGAACTACCCCTAAAGCAGGAAGAACTGTAGCTGTAGATAAATCTGTTATCCCACTTGGTAGTAAATTAGAAATTTTAGGTAAAAATTATGTAGCCGAAGATGTTGGCGGGGCAATAAAAGGAAATAGAATTGATATTTATTTTGACAAGCATTCAGAAGCTGTAAAATTTGGTAAACAAGTAGCAGATGTATACATATTAAAAGATGATATATATACTCCCGGCTCCAATAGCACTATAAGCTTCAACTTAAACAAAAAAAGCTTAGAGAACTTACCAAAATTTAACAAAGCAGAAAAAGCGAAAATTGTTTGCGATGAAGGAAATAAGGGCGTTTGTTTAAAGATAATACACGAATCTACAATATATACAGTTACAGATGTATGTAAGGACAAGATAACCCTTTATTCAAAAAGGGGAGCCAATCCAGCTAAATTGACATTTAGCATTTTAAGAAGTGCATTAACAAATAATAGTATAAACTTTACAGAAGGTGATGCTGTAGCTCTTATGTACGATGATGTTAAAATGTTTTGGGGATATATTTTTAGTAAACAAAGAACTAAAGAACAGGTTATTACAGTAGTTGCGTATGACCAAACAAGATACTTAAAAAACAAAGAAACTTATTGCTACGACGGGAAGACTGCAACAGAAGTTATTAAAATGATAGCTAATGACTATAGGCTGCAATTAGGAGCTTTAGCTGACACAGAGTATGTAATTTGTAATCGTGTTGAAGATGATAAAACCTTATGGGATATTATATACAATGCTTTAGATTTTACACAAATATATAGCGGGAAAGGCTTTGTTTTTTATGATGACTTTGGAAGCCTAACATTGAAAAGCTATGATGATTTAAGAGTTCCTCTGGCTTTGGTTGACGATGATAATACCCTGATAGACTTTAACTATAAAACTGATATTGATACAAATACCTACAATAGAGTTGTAATGTACCGTGACAATGAAACAACTTTGTGTAGAGATGTTTATATTTCTCAAGATAGTTTGAATGAAATAAAATGGGGTGTTTTGCAGTATACTCAAAGAGCATCCGATAGCTATACAGAGAACCAAATACAAGATTTATGCGACAGGACTTTAGCATTGTATAACAGGATGAAAAGAACTTTTAGCATAGAAGATGCCGGCAACGCAAATGTAAGAGCTGGTGTTGGTGTTTGGGTAAACATTAAGGATGTTGGTGAAGAAATAAATGCAGGCTTTGTTGTAGAAAGTTGTACACATACATTCGAAAACGGAAGATTTACAATGAAGTTAGAGTTAGGAAGTGATAATTATGGAACTAGCTGACGCAATTAAAAGTGCAATAATTGAAGTAATGAAAGCAACAAAACCTTGTGATTGCGTTGTAGGAAAAGTTGAAAGCTTATCTCCTATAAGTGTAAGAATAAGTGAAAAAATTACATTAAAAAACGGAAATTTAAAGTTTTGTAAAGGAGTTGTAGACTTAAAGGTAGACGACGAAATCTTATGTATCAGAAAGTCTGGAGGACAGATTTTCTATGTTGTAGATAAGGTGGTAGATAAATATGATACCGACTAATGGCATTATTGGAAACGCGGTTAAAATAGAATATTCTAACACAACTTATGGAATAGACTTTGTAAACAAAGTTGTAAAAAGCAATATTGACAATATAGAAGCATTAAAGCAATCTATATACATTATGTTAAATGTTGAAAGGTATGATTTCTTAATATACAATCACAATTACGGTATAGAATTAAAAAATTTATTCGGAAAGGATATGCAACTTGTTTGCTCTGTTCTGGAAAGGCGTATTAGAGATTGTTTGTCTGTTGATAATAGAATTAGCGATTTGTCTGACTTTGAATTTACTATATATAGAAATACATTAAAAGTAACATTTACGGTATCAAGCATATTCGGAAAACACGAGCAGGAGGTGAAAATAAATGTTTGAAGAAATGACATTTGAATACATATTAAACAGAGCCTTGTCAGCAGTACCTAACAGTATTGATAAACGACAAGGTTCTATTATTTATGATGCGATTGCTCCAGCTTGTGCTGAATTAGCTCAAATTTACATACAGCTCGACTACATTTTAAATTGTGCTTTTGCAGATACAGCTACAAGAAAATTTTTATTATTAAAGGCTAAAGAAATAGGAATTGAACCTAAAGCGTCTAGTCCTGCAACTATCAAAGTTAAATTTAATACGGCTGTCAGTATAAATGATAGATTCAGTCTTAACGGTTTAACTTATTTTGTTACGGACCTTATAGACGACGATGAACATTCTTATAATTTGCAATGCGAAACCAACGGTACAATAGGAAATGACATTACAGGGAAAATGCTCCCCGTTGAAACAATAACAGGGCTTACAGATATTACTGTTGCCGAATTATCTATTGCAGGTGAAGATGAGGAAGATACAGAAGCGTTTAGGGTGAGGTACTTCGAAACAGTAAACAACTCTGCTTTTGGAGGCAATAAAGCCCAGTACAAACAGTGGGTGAAGGACATAGACGGTGTTGGACAATGCAAAGTTGTTCGAACTCCTGACGGCGGTGGAACAGTAGGTATTATTTTTACGTCCTCGGAAGATGGTGAACCTAGTGTAGAGCTTATACAAAATGTAAAAAAGACATTAGACCCAACAGAAACAGAAGGGCAAGGTGACGGGCTAGCCCCTATAGGACATGTTGTTTCCGTTACTGGTGTTGATTTAAAAGGTGTAACAATTAACATAGATTGGTTACTTGCTAACGGTGCCGACGAGGCAACAGTAACAATAAAAGCTAACGAAATTATTAAGGATTACATCAAAGAAATTAATGCCAAGTGGGAAGATAACACAGCTCTTACATTAAGCAGTTATCAGCTTATAGCCCGATTAGCAGAAATCACGGAAATACAGGATATTGCAAGCCTTACATTTGGCGATAATACAACAAGAATATTAGAAGCCAAAGAGGACGAAATTTTCAATTTCGAAACATTAGTTATAAAGGGGGCATAGGTATTGAACATAATAGAATATTTGCCTCCTGTTTTAGCCGAAATAAGAGAGTTTAAGATTTTAGGAGAGGCGGAAGATTTACAGTTAGATAACTTAAAGTCCGAGATTAACAGCCTTACTAATGAACTTTTTGTAACTACTGCTGAAGGGGTTGGCTTAGACAGGTGGGAAAAGATTTTAAATATTTCCAATTCTAGTACAGATATAGAGTTTAGAAGATTCAGAATTTTAAGTCGACTAAATTCGTTTGGGCTTACATTAAATCAAAGACTTTCGGCTATCGTTGGTAAATGGAATTACAAAGTCGATTATTACTTTAAAGAATACAGGCTAAAAGTATCTTTAACACTAGATACAAAAGAGTACGAAAAAGAAGTAAGGCGAATGTTGGACGAGGTTGTTCCGGCTAATCTGCTGATTGATTTCGGGCTTCTGTACAATACACACGAAATTTTAGGTAGATTTACACACGAACAATTAAGTAAATATACGCATCAAAAGTTACGAGAAGATGCTAGGTTAAATAAGTAGGAGGTGTAAGAATGATATATATTGAATTTAAGGCAACAGGCTCAAGCCTTAGAAGAATAGACTTAAATAAGGTCGTTGCGTATACCCAGAACGAGTTAAGTGCTAGATTTAGTCTTAATTCAGATTGGGACGACCTTAACCCTATTGTGGCCGTCTTTAGTAAAGACGGAGGAACTTGTTATGATATGGTCTTAGACGATAACAAGGAATGTATTGTGCCTTGGGAGGTTCTGTCAGGCAAGGGTGTTTTAACTGTATCTTTGGTAGGTGGGAACACTCTTACAAGCACAGAAGTAGAGATAAATGTATTAGCAACTGGTCAGCTTGGTGGGCTTGTATCACAGCCAACAGACACATTATATAGACAGTTGCTGTCTAAGTACAATGAAGTAGAGGCAGACTGGGAGAGTTGCAAGTCTCTATTGGATACATATAAAAGTGAAGTATCTGCAAGTACAAGTGCTATAGATGAAACCAGAGAGAATGCGGTAATTGAGCTTACACAGATACAGAATAATGTCAACAGCTTGCTAGATGAGTGTAAAAATAATCTGACTGAGGCTAAAGAAGTATACAACAAGTCTGTAGAATTGCTTAACAGCATAGCTCTTAATAGTAATTATCTTGCAAACGAGGGGCTTGTGATAGGAGCTGTAGAAAAGTGTAATGTAATAACTGCGCTGTCATCATTGGAAGTTTTGTCTTATATCGACCTTGCACATGGGGTTATCTACAATAGTACAAGCAATAGCGTAGACATATACACAGATGGTGCAGACACAATAACAGAGTTATTAAGCGAGAGTGCAGTCAGTTATATTAATTTAGGAGGTGTTGCGTAAATGAAAAAATTAGGTAAAAATGCGTTAGCAAATCTGACATTAGATACTGCTTGTCAGATTGATTTGGGGAGTAATGTTACTGCTGTAGATAGTAGTAATTACAACAGCAACATTCTATGGGGTGTTAATCACAACAACCCTATTGTAAACGACCTGGAGTTTAGAGAGCAAAAGTATACTATAAGCGATTCCGAAGGAGTGGTAGAC